ACCTGGAGACCCTCCCTTTAACCCGCTATTAACGGTGTTATGGGGACTTGGTCTCTCCCACTAGGCCAAACCTGGCCCAGCACGCCCTAATGGGGCGAGCTCCACCTCAGCTTGATGTCGACGCGCTGAGGGCGTCCAGTACGCTCTAAGTGCTCATCATCACTCTGTGGGAGGCTAGCCCACAAAGTAGCATCATGGGAGATCCCAAAGGGACCACCCACAGATGCTCCGGGTTCCAGCCAGGGAAGAGGGTTGTTAAACCCATCCTCACCTAGAGGATTGCCCGCTCTAAGTAAACACTTAGTAAGGGCACCAGCCCCCTCGAGAGAATCTCTCGGAGGTTTGGCCGCCACTACAAAGCCCCTGACTAAGGGGCTTTGACGGCTTGGGTGAACCCGCTCATAAACATAACCGAGCGAGTTAACCCTGCCCAGAATAGAGGAGGTTGGGAGAACAGAGGGGAAGAAATTAATCAACCTCTCAATTTTCTCATCCAACCATCGACAGGTCCTCCAGTAACCACTCATATAGAGTTGGTTCCGGAGGGATACCATCGATATTACCTCTATCGCATCCTGCTGTTGTGTCGGGAACATCTGACGGACACGCGTTATACTAACGTCATGCCCGTTAAAATATTCCCGTCCGCAAGACTCTCTGAACTTTCCAGTCCAGAAAGACTTGCTCAGACCAACTCGAGCTCCGAAAAGTTCGAGCGTCTGAACAACAGACAGCACATGGTCTACAGGGACGATAAGATCATCCCCATAGACACGCACCGAGCTAGAAAAGCGTTTTACGTCTTTCCTAGTAAGAGGCGTGTTAAGCGATCTTTGAATCCCGACGAAGATCATGGTCGTAAAGACCATTGCTTCCATCGGGAAGCAAAGTGCTGAACCCATAGACGCGTATTTGGCTAACCGAATGGTTTTACCATTTACGACAGCCCGTCTTGACCTAGTAGCATCGACAGCCCCTGCTAAAAAGGGCCACCGAGCTATCATAGTCCGAACGAGCTGATTCGAGACACGATCGGAAGCATCGCTTAAATCAAGCGTTGCGGTTCGGTTATCAATCGAACCTTGTTTTGCCATTCCCTGATTAGGGGTTTGGTCATCAAATCCGATCAGTTTCCGCAGGAGTCTATCCCGTTGGAAACTTTTTGTGAAACTGCGGTAGACCGCCTGCTGCATATATTGCATGCAGGTTGGTTCCATCGCAATAACACGAGGTGTCTTGAGCGTCTTAGGAACAAGAGTAACCTTCACAGGTTCCTCTTCTCCGGGTTCGAGGACGTTCATATCATCCAAAACGTGCGTAAAACGCCAATTAGGGATGATATAGTTTTGGGGAGGAAAAACCTCCCCTAACCGCCTGGTCCAGGTAAGCTGATTGTACTTCTTGTTTCCAAGAAGTCCATCAGCTGTAGATCCCGGTCCATGCTTTGGTACCAGCCGAGCGAAATAAACCTCTCGGTTCATCCGCTCGAAAAGCTGGCCAAACAGCAGCTCCGACATTACACGGAACTCTTCGAGATCACTCTCGTTAAGTTCCGAGTCGAAGCGGCGAACGTCCTGCTCACACTCGATGTAGCCATCGATCGCAGCAGCCATCCGTGCTGGGGAGCACGGCAGCTGCATCTTACCAAACATCAGCGTTAGCTGACGCAAGGCAAGAATAGCGTCGATGTCAGGCTCATCGAGTAACAAGCCACTACTCCGGTCGAACACACGGTTGAAGAAACCTCCTAAAAACAGGGGGAAACTTCCTCTACGTCCATTACTGAACGCAGAGTGGATACCGACCTGACCCAGGTCAAGCCATTTTTGGATGGCTTTTCCAAAATCAGGTAGGGTTATCGTTAAAAACGACAACCCCTCATGTTCGACTCGCCTCGTGACGGTATTAATGTCACGAGTGGCGCTCGTGCAACATCTGCTAGCCGATTCCTCAGCTAGCATGGACCAGAGTGACATCAGGCTTTTCACCTGTCCCTTTTGCAAGGGGTAACCTCCTCTATCGAAGGTTCAGGATCCATAGCCCACGTCACTAAAGGTTACGAAAAGAGAGTTGCCTGACGGCAGCCCTCCGGCAACCTCTCATTCAGGTCCTGCACCCCAACGAACTCGTCGGCGACGACGTCGTGAATCACGACGCAGCCATCGATGAGGGTCGCAGGGATGTAGCGCATACCCGCGAAGCGGTTACAGCGAACCCACCAGGCGTTAGCCAGGCGGGCCACCTTAAACGCGTTTCGCAGGTTCGGGGACATATCGTCCCCGGGAATTATGGAACCCATTTCTGGGCACTCCTTTCTTCTCGGGGATTACCCGAGATTGCTCTCGGGAAGTCCCGAACTGTTTGATTAGTTACCTACGTAGCCACCATGGAGTGATGCTCCGAAGAGCACGAACCTACCTTACGGCGAGACCGTCACGTACCTATTCCGAGCAAAAGATGCTCGAACCAGGACGTGTTAACGATCTCCCTAAACGAGAGATGAACGAAGTCAAAGACCACGACCACGAGAAGGACGGTTTTATAGCCGACCTTCAAGCGGACTTGGACCTCTGCTCCGTCACCTCCCGTAGGAGGTTCAGAACGGTGGACGGAAAGCGACTTGTCCGACCCTTCCGGGCCAGACTCGTCGACAGACCGCTCACCATTCCCACCACTACGACTCGCCACCAAGAATCTTGGTGACGACCGCGTTCGAAGTGGCAGTGAGCTGGGTGTTAAACCCAGTCCAAACTGCCAAGGCCTCAGCGCCCGTATAGCCGGCGGGCGGAAGATCGAAGACGGTGTAAACCGCCATTCCGACCTTCACGTTTTCCGTCGGCTTAAAGACGTCTGCGGCCATCTTCGCATGGTCGATCCGGATCAAACGCCTCGTTCGCTTGCCATAGGCATGCGACGCGAGGAGCTTGATCAAGCCGTCCGAGCTCGTGTACTCCGACTCATCCTTATCCACGCTAGTGCGCGGCAAGGAGGTCGTTGTACCCGAGATCGTAACGGTTTGTGGATCGGCTAGTGACATAGGCATCACTCCTAGGAGCCCGAGCTGGGCCCCCAATGGCGTTTTAACAGTGCAACATGCTACCGCTAACTCCGGGTAATACCCAGAGCAGCGGCAATGGAGAGCTGTTTCGGTGATAAACCGTCCCAGCTAACCCCGAATCCAAAGGGGTTGGCTCTCCGCCGCGTTTTCGTCTCAGTAAACAAACTGAGGCTCGACGTGACAGGGACAGGCTTCGCCCCCGAATATATAGTATCATTCGGGAGCTGCCGGACATAGCTATCTTCAACGATGGTATGCTCCATCAGGTAGCCATATCGCACAACAAGACCGTCATTGGCGATCGAATCAAAATTGGAGACAATGTCCCCAACATTCGAAAACCAGTCGACAGCCCAGCTCCAGGGAGCAAGTTGCCAGAGAGTATCTGGGTCAGGTTCAAGGTTAAGGACCGCCATTAAATGACGGGCCTTTTGCACGTACTCTTCCAAACCATCTGCCCGTTTATCAAGCGGGATTTTGGTAAAGTAGAG